CTTTAAATTTATTAATTCTTTTATGTTTTTTTGATGATTTTTTTATAGAATTCCATAAAGCTGTCATAAAACCTCTTTCTGTATTATAATATATTTTTTTTTTAACTAAGAGAATTTCTCTATTGTCTTCCCTATATTTAACACCGTATATTCTTTGTCTTTTATTATTTTTTTCTCTATTTTTTAAATTGTATTCTTTTTGTCTTTTTAATATTTTTTCCCTATTATCTTGATAATATTTTTTTTGTGTCCCTAGCCGATATTTTCGAGTTCTTTGATAATAGTCTATTTGCCATTGTCTTATACGTTCTTTATTTTTCTGGTACCATTCTTTATTGTATTCTTTTTTGTGCTCTTTATTTTTCATTTTCTAGTTCTATAGTTCTTAGCCTTCCATCTTGGATCTCTCTTAAATTCAATGTATTCTTTCCTGTACCATTTATGAAATTTTTTATCTTCAAAAAGTTCAGAAATTTCAGCGGCAGACATTTGATCCATCTGTATGCACATGGCTATCTTTTCGTACTCGTCTTTTCGTATTAATTGTGGGGGCATCGTTCCTTCTTACTCTTCCATTTTCTAAAACCCTTGATCCATTCATCAGGGTTTCGTTCCTTCCATCTCTTGTCCCAGGCCCATCCGTTGATTTTGCTCGAGGTTGTTTCGATCCATGCAAGTATTCTGTTTCTTCCGTGTACTCGGATAGTCCTGATGCATTCAATTATATAATCTTTCATTAAATAGTATAGAACGTATACTTTACAGTAAGTTCTGTTCCTTTCTTGATATCTTTCGCAACAATTAAATTCCATTTCTTGTAGTTAAATTTAAGGTCAGGATCGTCTTCATTGGTAAATCGTAGTTCAGCTTTTACACAATTAGGATCATTGGAATGGTTAAGAAATCCTCCAAGAGGAGTTCGAATAATCTTATTACCTAATTTTAAATGACTCATGCCAAGATTAGTTCCTTGTTCAAGATCTTCTTCGGTAAAAAGTCCGAGTTTATGGATTGTTGAAGGGGCAATTGTAAGCTGTTCGGGTAAAGGTTGGTAATTCATTGAGTTCTTTTATATCTTTTATATTGATCAACCGCTGCTCGTATAGCACGCTTTATTTCCTTTTCATTCGTGAATAACACTTTCTTAGTCACTTTCTTTTTTAATTTTTTTCTGTACATGTGCTTTTATATTTTTTTCTGTCTGCATAATGGTTATTAAATCTAGAGTATTATAAGTTTTAGTTAAAGCATTCTGACTCAATACTAGTCCTCCTCCACTCGCTACCAAAGCAAATTGGGAGCATGAAAAAAGAAATACAATACAGAATAGAATAAAATGAAATATAATTATTTTTTCAATCATTGAAGTGTTGGTACATCGTAGGGTTTAACATCAGTGGTCAGGATTTTATCCATTAATTCTTGATACTCTTCCGCAGAAAGAATAGTTTTATAGATTCGGCATCCCACGGCAAGCAGGCTGCCTGCAACTATACCGGGATCATTTTTTTCGCTTAACTTATGAGATTTATTATAAATTTCCTCATAAACTTTATTTATGTTATCTTCATCCGATGGTTTTATCATCACTCTCCTCCTCTATTTCACCTTGGCTATTGCACTTATTACATTGTATAATATTTTTCTTCAGCAATCTACCTTCAAAATATCGAAATTCAGGTTGATACTGAAGTCTTTCACTTACCATTTCACTTACAAATCCATTACCTTTACATTGATCACAAATCATAACTTCATCATAGTATAATTATAAATAGGGTATGAGATAACGCTTCCTTCTGAATTTTTTTGTTGCGGTGCCACTTTCCTCTGCATAAGAGATACAATATTTTTATATTTACAACCCCAGTCTCCTTTAGAAGTTCCTCGATAATCGTATTGCACATTCTTATGGGCTGCTTCATGAAAAATAAAACATACATTTCTTGCATGATTGAAAACTTGTTTTTCTTTTAATGTTCGAGTAGTGGAAAAAGTTGTTCCTGTATAATAAACTAATTGGTCATTTTTTTTGGAAGTTTGTATCCAGTGGTCAATGTCAGAAGTTGTAAGACTTAATTGACTTTGAGGAACAAACTGATGGACTTCTTTTGTAATTTGAGTGTGTGTTTTTTTATTAATTTTTCTAATTGAATCTCTTAAAGTAGAAAGTTCTTTTTTATCCTTCCATAAGGGAATGAGAATATTTAAAACTTCCATAATTTTTACAAAAGTTTTAGTGTAACTTCTTTTATCTTCTAATTCACAGACTTGTGAAACTTCTGTGGTTAATTTTTGAAGATCTTGTCGTGCCGTCCATTGTGGAGCAAGTTTATTTAAAATTTTTGATGCATAACGCATCACGCCATCGGGTGTAGGATCTTTTTTCTTTTTTTTAACTAGAGGGGTTATTTTCCCACCTTTCGGGTGTACTATTTCTTTCTTTTTCATGATATCCCTTTTATCTGTTTATTTTTTGTCCATTTAACTTCTTAATTTTTTCATTAGCTAACGATTCAACTGTCTTACTAATGGAAAGTTTTGTTCCATCCGGTAAAAGTCGCTTTGAAATTTTTTGTAAAATCGCATAAGCTTCTTTTGATAGAGAAACATTTTTATAACGAGCCATATCAGTCATTTTTTCCTTTCATTTTTATTATTTATACCCATTATAGCATTATTTTATAGGATTGTCAAATTGAAAAAAGGATTTGACAATCTATTATAATAATGGTATAGGTATGTCTTTCTCACCTTTAATTACCGATTCTTTGATTTCTTTCGAGGAATCGGTGTTTTCTTCTAATGGATCACAATCAATACATGTAGTTTTACTAGCCCATTCATCGTATGCAGGCATATAACCACAATTAACGCAATATAATGTCATGTCTTATTTACTTTCTTTCCAACTATCTATAATATACTCACCAGTTGAGTTATCAACGTAGATTACCCATTTACCAATAGTAATATATGCTGAATCTTTAGACCTTATATCAACTTTAATTGGATCTGTTTTTGTTTTTTTCATTTTTTCTCCTTTCATCATTCATAATTATACCAAATCATTATGGCAGCATTAAGGCAGTTAAATAGATCTCTCAACCATACATGAATACTTGGTTCCTACTTGATATTTATTTACATATGCATAACCCATCTTGGATAAAACCTTAACCGATTCTATATGAGCTGTACGCGAACATTCATACCAACTATCGAAAGCTTTTGGATATTTAATAGGTTTCATACAGGCATTTTCATGCAAAAAAGTACACACCCAGATTACTAAAATAAATTTCATTTTTTTCCTTGTCCTATATATTTTTTATAGTTTTGCTTTTTATTGAGCTTTTTGGAATGTCTCCCAGGGCGCTTTTTGTGGGTTTTTTTAATATGTTGATACCCGTAAAGATTACTAGATTTTTTGCGTCCCATCAGATCCGAGCGTAATTTTAGTGCCCGCTTGTGCTACAGGAATATAACTAATTTGTCCATTAATTTTTTGTTCGAGATCATGGCCACAGGTTGTACACCTATAGAGTGCGACTTCTAGAGAAATAAAAACACTATTTGTTGAACAAGCAGGACACATTCCATTCACTATTGTCGTGCTGAATTCTAAACCTTTACCAAAGGGACCTTTGCCGAACATTTTTTACCTTCCTTGTATATTTAGTCTTATCCTTAAATCGTTTGAAAGTAAAGAATTTTAATGCTTTAGCAATAGGATTCCTTAATTTTCTTTCTTTTTTACGACCCATTAGTATTACTCTAATATCTTTAATATCTTTTTTCCACCCATATACATTTCGGTCTTTGCCTTTACTTTTTTGCAGGAAAAAACCACCGATTCCGGATTAATTTCCCTCATGGCTATGCGCTTGGACTTAAGGCATGAGCTCATCGTCTCTTTAGGTGTGTGCTCTATCATCGTTCCATTTAGGTACATGATTAAGGCTATTACTATTTCAGTCATTAAGTAAGCCCCCACCAAATTAAAAATATAGGTATAATAATATGTTCAAAAATTTCATATAAACAAAGGAAAACTAAAAGCCATGTAAAGAATACGCTGGTTTTAGATTTAGCGGTTAGATAGCGAAACATTTTCTCATGCCATGTAGTTATTTTCTGTGTAATTTTTAATAAATTTTCTTTCATTATGGAGTTCCATTACTAAAGGTTCTTTGTTTATCTTTTAATTTTTCTACATCACTTTGTAGTTTATCTACAGCTTTTTCTAAAGCTTTTATGTTTACATCATTATGTAACATGTCATCAATTCTTTCTTGTTGTTTATCTGTTTGTTTATATAATTCTTCGATTAGCATAAATTGTTCCGAATCGGCCGGAAGACTTCCTAATAGACCCCGAGGCCATTTTATTCTGAACTCACTATTCATAACTAAATCTTTCCCCATAATCTCTAACTTTGTAGAATACTTATTAAGTTTTTCTTGAATACCGAAGAAAGCCCACGTGCCGATTGCGACCAGCGTTATGAGGGACGCTACGGTCTTCATTGGCATCTGAACTTTTGCTTCTTCGGAAATTTTTAGTGCCATTAGTTACAATTGTTTTTGTCTAAGTCTGCTGGCATATCTTTTGTAAACCATATCCAAGAAGATATTTTAGTTCCTTCTTGAGTATAGGTACATTTTTTGCCTACTGAGCAGGCGCTCAAAGCAAATAATAAAGCCAGAACCAGGAATAATTTATTCATGTTTCTCCTCGTGTTTATTGTTAGAAGCATTTACTTCATTTTCAAAAGTTAATGCAGTTGGACTCTCTTTTTCCTCTGATTGACAACACTCTCCAGATTTTTCTTTTTCTTCTGTGTGTATTTTCATTTTCTCCATAATCACTCATTAGGTTTAAAAAATTCCTTTTCACCAACAATTTTATTTTTTTCCAACATATCAAAATAAGGTGATTTTAAGTCCTTAAAAGCTTCAGCCCAGGTACCCTGAGTTGATGCTTTAGAATATTCTGTAGCTCTTCCCTCAAAAAAATTCATATGTTCGACCGCATTTAATATTGCATCTAACCAAGTTAAAGGATTTTTATCAACCTTATAAAGAGGATGCATATTTAACTGAGTTAATCTTCTATTAGCAATCCATCTTATATACTGTTTCACTTCTTCAGATTCTAATTCCTCCAAAGGTCCTTGTTCAAAAGCTAAATCAATCATTGCATCTTCCTGTGCAACAGCAATTTTACACGCTTCGTAAATTTCATCCTTTAATTGAGTTGTCCATACCTCTGGATTTTCTTTTATCAGTTCATTAAACAATCGAATCATTGAACTACAATGTAGAGTTTCATCTCTAACAGACCAGGTTATGATTTGACCCATACCTTTCATTTTATTATGTCTTGGAAAATTTAAAAGAATTGCAAAGCTTGCAAACAATTGCACTCCTTCAGTAAATGCACTACAAATAGCAACTGTCTTGGCAATATTGTGAAG